GTCGCGAATAACCCACGTTGAATGCTGTAGAAGAACCTATCATCTGCCAACTACCCTCTTCAGATTCTTATTTAATATCTTATCCATATTCTTTTGCACAACACCCCTAACTGTTTTATAGAACTCAATACGCTTTCTATAAAAAACAGAACTTTCAAGAGCTACGATTAGTTTCAATCTAGGATTACGCTTTCCACCAACCCTACGCCATACACCATCAATACCTTTAACATTACCCATGAACTCAGTATTTCTTTTAATCAATCCAGTTCTTTTACCTTTAATATTACCAAATGCATTTATCTTAGCTTTGTCTACTGGTACTGGTATCTTATTCTTCTCAGGTAATCTAAGACCACCTTCAAATTGTTTCTCTAAATACTTAGCTTGTATGTCAGGTATAAATACTAAAGCTGATAAGTCTCTTGCTTTAGCTTTAAATAACTTAACACCTGTATATGTAAACTTAGTTGGTTTATCCAGCTTCTTAAGTAATTGAGCTCTCATAGCATTAACTGACTTAACACCAACCTCATTGATTGAATCGCTAACTATCTCAGGCATATGCTTCTTCTGAAACATACCTAACTTCTTTTCTAATTCTTTAGCGTTAGTCTTGATGTCTATACTTACAGTCATCCCTTTCTCCAATGCGATTGTGTTTGAAACTTCAGACCTAATGCTTTAGCTTTTCTTCTGATTGTAGATGGATGCACATCATAAGTCATAGCAATATCATGTGATGATTTACCTTCCTTAATCTTCTGTTCTAATTTCTGTTTATCTATCTTCATAAGTTCTCGTAATGTTCTATTAACTTATTAATATACCAAACAGACTTCTGTAAGTCTTGTATATTGGCATCTTTGTATTTATGGCGATGCAAGTATTTAATTGCATTACCCTCAAGATAAGCAGGAAAATCTTTACCTAATTGTTGTTTTATATATTGAATACACTCTATGCCATTGTGATTATAGTGTGCTGGATGGTTCACTGGGTCATTCATTTCTGTCTCCTTATTATTTCATTTTTACATTTTTGTATGACCTTCTTCTTAGAACTTGGTGATTCAATATAATCATTCAGTTCTTTTAGTGTCATACACTTTAGATAATAATGCTCAGTAGCTGTCTTGCCTGTAGCTCTATCTCTAATCTTTGCACTTGGTTTTAGTTTTATTGGCATTAGAAAACTCCTCTTGTTCTATATTCTTTTAATTGATCTATCTTAACTAAATATGCTTTCTTAAATTGATAATCACCTTTACCTATAAATTTTATAGGTGCTAACATATTCCTACTTACACATTCCCATATTCTCATTGGAGTTATGTAAATAAATTCTTTACCAGTATAGATAATCCAAAAATCTGATCTTGTAGAATTTAATCCACTAGGTTTATCATACATCTCAACTTCTATAACAATATTACCTGTTTCTTGACTTTTTTTATCTGACTTTACTTCTACATAAATATTTAATTCAGGTATATAAATATCATAAGGTTTTACTTTACCCTCTAATTTAGATGCAAGAGGATATTTCTCATGTATTTTTGCAAGAACTATATCTTCTACTTTCTTGCCTTGATCCAAATCTCTATGAAATGTACTCATTTCTTTTTCTTATCCTTTTTCTTCTTAAATATCTTATCCCAATTATCATCAATCTTTTTCTTATCTTCAGGTCTACGTTTTGACCCTTTACCACCATGCCAATTAGACATTGCGTTCACCTTTAGCACAAAAAATACCACACTCAAAGTCATAAGATTTCAAATCCCTGCCTTTAGCATCTACTGGCAGTTCACTCAGAGGTATTCTTTTACCTTTATATCTAACCAAGTTAGCACCCAATTCATCTGATAACTTCATGCGTTTCTTAAACACATCAGGGAATGTTTCTCTTACCAAGTTCCAATAGGTAGGTGAACTAGCCTTAACACAACCAATACAATTAGCATTAGGATAACCAAAAGAATATATCTTTGGCAGTTTAATTCCAGCTTCTAATAAAATATCAAAACAACCCTGTTTAGTTATTGCTTCATCAATCAATACAGTTAATAAATTATCTTTTTGATTATCTCTAAACCTTACAGCTCTCTTTTCTTCATCAGCAGTAAAACCAAGAACAATATAATCAGTTGGGTTGTTAATCTCCCACACCTGCCTTGCGTGCTTCTTTAGGTGTGTGGTGCATGGTGCTCCAAAATTACCAGCCATATATTTTCTTTCCTTCCAAACAGTCTCACATGACTGGTCAGGAAATTTTGGATTGATTGCAAACTCAATCTCAACACCTAACCATTCTTCTATATCTTTTAAAAACCTTTGATTATCTTCGTGTTCTTCTTTAATAGGATTATTGACCACTCTTACTCTGTTTGTATCTCCATACAAATCAATAGTTTTCTTGGCTGCTACAGCACTTGCAGCTCCACAACTAAACCATACTGTAATATCTTTATTTCTTATTTTTTGCATTTTCCCACACTTTTAGTTCTGTTTTCTTTTTATCAATATAGAGGGCAAGGGATTCAATCTCGGACTGAATACGCTTTATGTTTTCTTCATATCTCTTTATATGAATTTTATCAATTTTTCCCATAATCAACCTTCTGTATATTAACTGATTTATCTAATTTACTTAGTAGCTCTTTTGCTCTTATAAAATCATTAGGAATACATCTAAACAATTCTTCAATACTGAATATCATTATGTCCTTTTCATCTTTGTGTATTTTCTCCAATACAGGTTTCTCTGAATCAGTATCACAAACCAATGCTGTTTTATTATCAAAGTTAAAACATCTAGCATTTGGTTGTATTTGTATATAACCACTTTCTTCACACTTGATATTTAATTGCTCATAAGCTCTGATCATCATTTCAACCATTTTTAGTTTCTTTTGAGCAGAATCGTTTTGTAAAGATTCTTTTAAAATTTGTTCTGCTTTACAAAACTTAATCTCAAAATTAACACCTACCATTTTAAAGATACGTTTGCGATTACCCCACTTAATATAAGTATCAACCTCATAAGTTCTTAATTCTTTTAATTTGCTTTCTAATGTTTCATCTATATATGTTTTCATAAAACTCCGAACATTTAGTAGGAAGTAAGGGAAGTATTACATACTTCCTTCCCTTCCTTCCGACCTATTTATTGTTTTTCATCAAAAACTTCCTTAAAACTTCCGACACTTCCTTCCGACCCTTCCGACCTAATTAGCCTTTTTCGTCAAAATTTGGTGGTATATTTTTAAAATCTTCATGTTGATAACCCCAGTCAGGATCATAAACAACTTTATTTTTATCTCTTAATGCTTTTAAATGCTGTCTAATATTATCAGGGTCTATGTTGTCACCCTTAAGATTTTTTACATAGCCTTCTAAGTCTGCTGGTTTTAGATATATATTTTGTGGATTAGCACTATCTTTAATCATAGCTACAGTTCTTAATGCATCTGAAGCTCTTTGTTGCATAGGTGGTAAACCAGTTTTCTTTTTAACCTTTAATTCAACATCAGTTTCTTCTAAAAATCCTGACGTAAGATTTAACCCTTCGCCTATAATCTGTACTTCTTTAAACATAAAGTTCTTAACAGCCATACCTTGACCATCTTTATTTAATGTCTGCTCAAAAGATACAAGCATTTGTTCATCAACAAAACCATTGACTGGTTGATCATCTCTTTCTACTTTAAACTCATAATCTAATGATGCACCCATTACACTTGATCCTCTTCCTCTTGTAGAGTTGCCATGACCAGTATGATGCACCAAACATACACAACACTTATAATGAGATATGAGACCATCTAACTTATTAATAAAGTTTCCTACATCTTCTGCACTATTTTCATTACCTACAAAGTTTCGCTGGAATGTATCAATAACTATCATGCCAATTTCACCAACTTGTTCTGTTAATGCTTCTATCTCTTCTTCTAACATCTTAAAATCATCAGGATCATTAACCCTAACTGCTCTATCAGATAGATATAAAGGTACATTGTTGAGATCAAACATACCTTGTTGCCAAGCTGCTAATCTTCTTTTAACACCTCTCTGACCCTCACCACATACATACATAACTGGTTTGGCGTATGCTTTATTGCCATAAAATCTTTCGCCTTTAGCAATACAAGCTGCCATAGCTATAGCAATAAAGGACTTACCACTTTTAGGAGCTCCAAAAATGCACATCAATGATTCCTTTTCTACTACGTCTTTTATAAGCCAGTCAGGATTATCTACCTGTCTTAATACCTCATCTGCTCTTGTAAAGGTAACAGCACCTTTAGGTTTCTTCTCAGTACAATTAATTATGTATTCTTCTAAATCTTTTGACTCTTTAAAATCACCCCTTGTATATGCATCGTATAAATCATCTTTCTCATTAAACGATTCAGGTGGTTGTGCTACTTTTACTTTACAACCATTCTTCTTTAGCATCTTAGCTATTTCATTAGCACATTTCATACCAGCTTCATCATTATCAGGAAATATCCAAACATCTCTGTCAAATATAGGACTCCAATCTGCTTTCTCCCAGCTATTTACCCCACCATGCCAAGTACAGCTATCACCCTTATAAATCGCTTCACATCCTCTCAGAGCCTTCTCACCTTCATTTATTATAATAGGC